CATTTTTTACGTCAGAGGTCGCTCAAAGTGACCTCTTTTTTTATGGGGAAATTATTCTTGGATTCTCTGTTTTTTTCAAGTCATCACTAATATATTGACTTGATCTCTTATATTCCATAATATCTGACATATCTCTTAAAAATAATTCTAAAAACTCTGGTTTTAAAATATCTATTTCTCTTTTCTTATCATTCAGATCAATTTCATGTTGTAGAAAAGAAACTGATTTAATTCTAGACTCTGTTTTTGATACTCCTCGATCAACAAATGTAATTGAATGATTAGACTCTACAAATAATCCCTCTTGTTGAATTAATCTTCCAAGAGAATCTAAAACTTTCAAAGTTTCGTAATGATGAATATTTGACAACTGTTCACTCGTGTATTTGTTATTTAAATAAGTATTTAAATCCTGTTGAGACATTGGCCATTCTTCTCTCACGTTGATAACATTATTAGTTGTTAGAACAACCCAATCAAGTGCTGAATCTCCATAAATTTTAGCAGCGACACTATCTGGTCTCTCATCACCATCAATTGAATATTTTGTGAATTGTGTATATGAGTCAAAGATATCATCACGCATCACTGCTCTTTTAAATATATTTTTAACTTTTATATAATCGTATGCAGAATTACGATCATTCGCTAAAGAAGGATAATCCAACTCTGGCAATTGTCTGAAGTATGAATTTGATGATCCAGATGAATAAGTCATTTTAATATCCTACACTAGTTTCATTTTGTGCTTCAGCATACTCTTGATCTTGTTTGTAAACTGGTCTCAATTCAGTAAATTGTAAATTTACGACAACTGCAACTGGTTGAGAGTCTTGATACGCAGACCAAAATCCGTCAGGAGCATAATCAACTGTGATATTTCTCAAAGCCATCTCATTAAATTTATTAACAGTTGGTAAGAAGTAATCACTACTTCCTTGACCTCTACCATATGTAAGTTGAAATATACTCGGAGTCTGTAATAAAGCTCGATCATTAAACACTGGTGCAGCACCAGTTTTAAACCAACGAATAATTTTTCTAATCATCTCACCTTCTTTTTTACTTCTTGCAACCATTAAAAATTTAAATGCAAAGTCTCTTAAAACAGGCCCTTGGAATAAAAGTTCAGCATTTGGATTTAATATTCTTCCACCTGATCTTGCTAAAAATTCATCAGCACCGATATTGATTCCAGCTGCCTTAGCCACAGTGCTAGCGAAAAGACCACCACCAGCAATACCTAGATTTTTCAGATCAGATCCTGCTATGCTGTTGAAGTCCTTTTGCTTTTGTTGAAAAAAGTCTGTAAATTGCTGTTTCTCACCAATATCTTCACCTCTTATAACATTAGAGAATGCATTAATTGCTCCGACAGTGGCGCCACCTAATTGTTGTCCAGCCGCAGCGATACCTAAAGTAAATACATCTAAATCACTTTCTCCCCATTGAGCTCCATTTGAATCACTAACTTTAGGCATAGGTAGAATTACACCACCTTGATATTGACCGTATGGTGTTCCTTTTACAGAATCTCCTTTTCCTTCAAATCCATAATCACCTTTTTGTGGAGGTCTACTCGCTTGAACTCCCGTATCTGGTCTTTTATATAAGTATCGATTTATTTTTAAATGATCTTGATTTATGTCAATATCTAGAGGATATGATAAAACTGTATATGCAGCAGTTCTTTGACGTTTTGGCACAGCTGCGATTGGTGATTCAGATTCCTCCTCTATAAATTGTTTATTGTCTAATTTTTTCTTTTGAGTATTGTAATAACTTGTCAACACTTCATCATCAGCAACGTCAACTGTATCTGTAACTCCTTCTTTGTTAAATTTTGCGATATTAAATGCTCTTATAGAATCATCATCTGATTTAATCTCTGAAAACTCTGATGAGGATGGATCGAGAGGTACAAAAACACTCGAATCATTTAATTTACTTATGCCAATTAATTTATCATTATCGTAAGAGAAATGATACTCTGATAATGATACTCCTATGTTATATGGTTTACTTTTTACGACAGTCATTAATTTTTGTTGTAAATTCTACTTCTAGGGACACTAATACCTCTCATATCAACAAATTTTTCAGTCGGTAACTGTGACACATCTGACCATTCTGATTCTGGAATACGATATGGTTGTCCTCTGACACCAGCATAAAGATATTTATGTAATGTTCTCCGAGGTGCAGCGATTGAACCCTGAGCAGAGTTATTTAGTAAGCTTATTGCAAGTTCTTCTCTTTGATTCAAACGAAGATAGTGTAGATTACAACCTAAAAATCCACCTGTTTGATATTCAATCACATATGAAAGTGGATACATGTCATAATATGGTTGTTTTGTTTGTGCTTGATATGTAAAAAAATATAATTGGCCAGGAGCAAATCCACCTGTATCTGCGGCGTCATCATCAAAGTTAGTTGATCCAAGTTCCTGTATTAATTGTTGACGAAAGAAATCCTCATTGACCTGACCACCAACTCTACCTAATATGTTCTGAAGAATGCTCATCGAATTCCTAACTCTTTCTCAGTCATAATTTTAAATTCTAATTTACGATCATCACAAAATTCTCTTGCAGCTTTCCACTTTGCTTGATTCTTAACATATGTAATTGATTCACTCATCAATGTTTTTCTTGATTTACCTTTTGTTGCTTTTGGTTCAAGTGTCTCTCTCATTGGTTTTACCTCAATCACTGATCTGCGAATATCACCATTCCTATCTTTGTATTTAATAAAGAAATCTGGAAAATATCTACGAACTCGATTTGTAGTTGGATCACGATATGGTATGAAAAATTCCTCTGATGCCCATTCAAGGACATTTTCATTTAGATCGCAGTAATTCATAAACTTTCTTTCCCATAAAGACCTATAAATAATATTATGTTGATCGCCTTTATATTTTTTAGGATTAGAAGGTTTATATATTCCTTTATAACTCATACATAGTATAACAACCCAATTTTATTTATCGTGTCATTTCCAAAGAGATCAGAAATATTTAGAGGATCCATGCTTGATATTCGGGATCCAATATCTCGTTCGTCATTAGATACTTATTATCAAGTTGATTTTGCTTTTGGTAGAAAATCAAACTGGTTGACGGATAGTGAAGGATTAGCAAGTGGTGGAAGAATTTTTAATGGTGATACTCTTGAAAGAAAAATGTCAATTCTTTGTAATCAGGCAGAGATTCCTGGCACTTCATACTTAACAACACAAGCCGTCGGACATTATCAAGGTATTCAAGAACAGTTTCCAACTCTTAGACAGTTCCCACCACTTAATTTGAGCTTTTATGTTGATGCAAATCATGTTATACTAAGAGTATGGGAAAGTTGGATGACTTATATTAATCCAGTTTACTCAAACAAAAGAGAGTCTTACAACGGTTATGGTCGTTTAAATTATCCTGATGATTATAAGGAAACGATTCATATCACCAAGTTTGAAAGAGATGCCTTTATTGATGAAAAACGTTATGATTATAAAAATGCTCAAAAAAAGAAACCAACAAGTAGACTAACTCAATATAAATTTATGAACGTTTGGCCGACTAATATGGAATCTATGAGAATATCATATGGTGGATCTGAAGTTTTGCGTTGCACGGTTCAACTTGCGTATGATAGATTTTTCACTGAATTTGATAAATCAAATATAGTTGAAAATGTAGAAGACAGGGGAATTATAAGTAATGTTCCCTTGTACAAAGGTAACAATCAAACTGTGCCATCTGGATCTTTTAATATTAGTAAGAAAAATATTAGAGATACAGGTCAATTAGTTAGAGCTGATAATGCACAATATGGAAATACATTTCCAAGAGGATCCTTCTAAATAAAACACTGAATTGAAACATTATGCCATTGCCAACAATAACAACTCCAACATATGAGTTGAAATTACCATCTACAGGTAAAAAAATAAAGTATAGACCATTTTTAGTTAGAGAAGAGAAAATATTGATTATGGCTCTAGAGTCAAAGAATCAAAATGAAATTACAAACTCCGTTAAGGATACATTAAAGAATTGTATCATAACGAGAGGTGTTAAAGTTGACGATCTTCCAACATTTGATATTGAATTTATATTTTTGAATATTCGATCTAAATCAATTGGTGAATCAATTAATATTATGGTAACATGCCCTGATGACGGAGAAACACAAGTTCCAGTTACTTTATACGTTGATGAAATTGAAGTGATTAAACCAGATGATCATACAACCGACATAC